GCTCAGTATAATAAGGCAGTAGAGAGTGAAGAGAAGTAATACAATGTAGTTTATTTGTGTAGTGTTTCTACATTTTGGCTTTAAAAACCGCGTATTTACTGGGTTTTTCACATCCGCGGTTCGATGCGTGAAATAGATTGCTTTCGTGAAAAACCCAGTATTTATCAATATTCTGATAGTTGTTCGTAGTAGTAAACGGTGGGTCGTAATGGATGGTTCATACATTATTTGTATAGTATTTGTACAATAAAATTCATACATCTAGGAATTAACAATATCTATTATCAAATGTTATTTGACAAACGGCCATTCCTGTTAAGTTACATGTATGAACCAGTTGCTCATACAACATGACATGTGAATAACATTGTATGAATAAATCACTTATGCATTCGATATATGTATAAGTTGTGTATAAATAATTTATCCTACAACGAATACACACTATTTTATTTTTTCAATTTCTGAGGCAAGCCATTCAGAATCTCGGCGGGTATATACTTTTTCTGTCAAATCACTTATATAATGACCAACCATGTATTTGATGGCATATTCGTCAACCCCATACTTTTTTGCCATGGTTACGAATTGAACACGACCGTCGTGAGGTCTATGATCTTTTTTCAAACCTAATTCATCAATCGTTTTATGGAAGCATCTTTTATATTTTTCATAAGATAGAAAAACATCGCTTTTGTCAGCTAATCCTTCTACATTAAAAAGATATTCACTGTTATATTCTAAGGCTTTTTCGTAGTATCGTTGTACCAGAGGCCTTATTCTTGAATGTATTGGCACTACACGATTCTTTCCAGCGTCGGTTTTCATACCTCCGGAAAACATCCAGTTTTCTATATCAGTATCTTTCATTTTAATCAGTCCGAGTTCTTGAGGTCGCCATCCAGAATAGCACTGTATTAAAAGCAGATCAACATATTTTGTAGAATCGACATGATCCCACAAAACAGTCATTTCTTCATCAGTAAAATTCTTATGAGATGTTGTGCTCTCTTTCATTTCTTGCCGTAAATTTCTTGAAACAGCGAACTTTCTTGAATAATTCTCGGTAACTATTTCCTGCTCTACAGCATAGTCAAGTAAAAGATTAAAAAGGCTTTTGATTCGCCCTCTCACATTCGGAGAAGCTTCTTTTTTAACTCCGCGTACAACGCTTGACGCATTTTCGATACAATGTTTTATGTGCCTGATTCGTACGTCAGAAACACGCATCTTATATATTTCACTACAGTAACCCCATAAGTACTCCCATGTTTTACCGCCACGCTTTGAATTTAGAGTTTCAACGTGTAATGGGTACCACTTTTCATATAGTTCTTGCATCGTTATGTCAGAACTTAAATCACAAGGATTTTTGTTATATTCCATCAGTGCTTCATAGGCATCATTATATGTCTCAAAATAAGCTTCTGGTTTTAAGGTTTTGCATATGGGTCTTCCGTCTTGTGTTTTTCCGACAGTCACCATTGCTCGGAACGGCTTTCGCAGATTATGACCTTTGATTTCAGATATTTGACCAAAACCGTTTGGCAAACGTCTTCTTTTGTTCTTTTTAGGTTTTCTTGTTACTTTCTCTACAATGTCTGGCTTTAACGGGTATCCACAATGAGGACAGGACACTGCTTTGTCACTGACTTGTAATTCACATTCAGGACACTTTATAAGCATATTTTTGCTCCTTTCTGCCAAAATACTATTGTAGAAACACTACACTCTACTATATAGCATATTTGGTAGGAATTGGCAACTCCTATATTTTGAGGAATATGATAACAGAGAAAGAAACAATATGCCCTCTGTGCGGTGGAGAGCTACAAGGGTATGATCATGTCAGCCGCGTGGTACGAGATAAATACGGAGAAACTTCTTATATTAAGATACCACGATATAAATGTCGAAGTTGTGGAAGACTTCATAGAAAACTTCCAGAGGATATTTTACCCTTCAAACAGTACACAAAAGAAATTATATTAGGGGTAAAAGAAGGGTGGATCACACCAGAAACGATAGGCTTTGAGGATTATCCATGCGAAATGACTATGCGAAGGTGGTCTGCGCGAAATAATCGTACTCCTTTATGAAACAAAAGTTCGTATAAATGAAAGGAGAATGAATTATGAGATACGCGCAGGTTACAGCAGATGACTGCTACAGAAAGATAGAGGCAATGTATAGAAGAGGATTAACTACTAATGAAATTGCCAGAGCAGTAAATTTGTCATATCTTGCTACTATTGACGTGGTTCAGAAGATCTTTGCAATGGATATGAGAAAGAAGGATAGAGGGCAGTAATGCTCTCTTCTTTTTTGCGCATATTTTACAGCCTCCTTTATGAAGAAACCAAACATATATCTATAAGGAGGATTATATTATGAACAGAGAAGAAAGAATTAACAAATTTCTGGAGGCATGGAACGAAGCAATGACGGCAGTCGCAGAATTGAAGGAAGAAGATAATTTTAAATTTCAGTTTGATGTGACAATATCATCTAGCAATGAGGATGCCACAGATCGTGTGAAACTGATTGAAGGGATTAACCAATCTTTTAGAGCACAGAATTGGCGTTATTCAACACAAATCTAAAGATTTAGGGGCTTGAAACACAGTCCCTTTTCTTTTCTTAGTAACCCACTTACTTTGTTTTTACAGACGGCAGGATGTATCGTATCATAGCATCAGAAAGGAGATAGAAGTCATGAGTGAACTCACATTTGGAGCTGGATCAGTTCCGGTGGCAGTAGCTGCCAAAGTTTACGGAAAAGATGCATGTTGGGTACGAGCTGGTATTATCGTCGGATGGTTGCCAATAGGGGTGGCAACGCGGGACGGTAAACAGATAACAAAGATCGAGGAGATGAACTCGAAGTATGGGCGAATCAATTTTTATTTTTCACCTAAAAAGCTTTATGAAGACACTGGCTATGTTTGGAAAGGAGCAGAAGAATAATGTCTACTGAGATACGTCCTGAGCTGTCTGCTAAAAACGAATATTACTTGCCGAAACACCGGTATTATGAACTGAAGCATTTTTGTCTTCAATACCGAGATTGGTGTAAAGAGTATCATAATATCGACGGGTATAGCAAAGGTCAGAAAGAAGTATACTCTTATACTGGTCAGCATGGAGACCCCACTGTACGAGCAGCGGAGAAGCGGGAATTATACTTTCGCAAAATGAAAGTAGTGGAGCAGACTGCTTTTGCCACTGATTCAGAATTGGCGAATTATATTTTAAAAGGGGTTACGGAGGAGGTGACATATGATTATTTGAAAGCTAGATTAGATATTCCATGCGGACGATCCTCCTATTACAGGTTTTACAGGCGGTTTTTCTGGCTTTTAGATTCCGCACAGGAGAAACAGATGATTTTATGAAGGAGAATTATATGAGGAAATTTCTTGATGTTTTAAAAGAAAATCGAAGATATGAACGATATTTCGAACGAGAATTAGAATCGATTCAACGTATAGTTAACGTATCCACTCACTTATTGGTAGACCTTAATGAAACTCAAAAAGCCAGGCACTTTGCTCGATGCTATACTATATTAGTAACTGAATTAGATGAAATTGGCATTATAACTCTGGACGAAGAAGCGCGACAAAATCTGTTTCTTTTATGACAATAAAATAAAAACTTTATTTTAAGGAGGAAATCTATTATGTTAAAACTATTTAAAAAGGTGAAGGAGTCTCAGAAACAGAAAAGTCAACCGCAAGAGTATAATATTGGTGACGCTATTGATTTTATACATGAAAAAACTGGGATTGATACAAACCTTATTTTCAAAGTATTAAGCAAAGAAGTAGACTATCTTAATAAAATAGGTTATTAAAGATTGGGCCAGCAATGGCTCTTTCTTTTTGTCATCACGCAGGTAACCGAAAAAGGTGATATTTTGGTAAAGCAAAAATTCCCGAGTGGGTTATTTTGAAAAAGTTTTTATAGGAAGGAGGTGAAAAAATGACTCTGATTGGAGCAATACTCCTTGTACTGGCGACTTTGGTGTTTTTAGCGTGTATATGGTTCAATAAGCCGAAGTCTATCGGTACAATCATATGCCAGAAAGATGATTCCTTTGTCATAGAACTGAAAGACGAAGAAGCCCTGGATAATCTCCGAATAAGCCGTCAGGTTACATTTGACGTACATATTGAGCGATAATAACAGCTCCTATTATGAACAAATATATTTTCGAAAGGAGATTAAAAATGGAAGAAGATGTAAAAACATTAAAGGAGCGGTTAGAGGAGGAATTATCCAGACAGCTTGATGAATTAGCAGACTTTCATGTAGGAACTGACGAACAGAGAAAAGCAATCAATAATCTGGAAGTCCTGTACCGATTGAAACTTGAAGAGGATAAACTGGATGTATCTTACAACGAGGGATTGAAGAAGAACGAGATCGAGGAGAAGAAGCTCGAAATCACGAAATCTGAAAATCAGGAGAAGAAAGATAACATCAGTAAAGACCGCTGGGTTAAGATCGGGTTAGAGGCTGGCGGATTAGTATTACCACTGTTGTTCTACGGAAAATGGATGAAAGCTGGTTTCAAATTCGAAGAGACTGGTACATTCGTTTCCCAGACGTTCCGAGGTTTATTCTCACATTTTAGACCGACTAGAAGATAACTGTCAAAAGAGGCTGTGATATATTCATGGCCTCTTGAATTTTGCCCAATGTATGATATACTCGGATGTATATACTTGTATACAAGGGAGGAAAAGAAAGATGAAAAAATTCAAAAGATTTGTGGTTACGGTTTTAGGTTTGGTGATTGCTTATGGTGCTGGTAGAGCTGGGATCGGAGCGCCGACAAAGGATGCTAAAAAAGAAGTCGTCAACACTCTGATAGAAACTGAAACAGAATCAGAGACAGAAAAAGTGTATGGAGAATTTGCCTGGCCAAAAAGTGATATTGCAAAATTGATTCCATCAGCAAAATCGAATATTGGCGAAGTATCTTGGGAAAATAACGATGGATTTGTTATTTATGTGGCTAATACAACTGACGAAGATTACAAAGCATACGTTGATTCTTGCTGGGAGGCAGGTTTTGTTAATGACTATCAGAGAACAGACAAAGCTTTCTGGGGAGACAATGCAGATGGATACCATGTGAAAGTTGATAAAGAAGATAATAACATAATGTTCATTCGTCTCGACGCACCTGAGGAAGAAACGGAAACCCAGACAGAAGCTTCAACAGAACTCGTTACCGAAACTCAGGTTCAAACCGAACAGATAGCGGAGACAAATTCTGACGGAATCCGTCCAGAGTTCAAAGAAGCTATGGACAGCTACGAAGCATTCTTCGATAAGTATGTAGATTTCATGAATAATTATGATTCTTCTGATGTTACGTTAGTAGCTAAATATGCAGAATATCTTGCTCAATATGCTGACATGATGGATAAAATGGACAAAATGGGCGATGATGCTATGAACGACGCGGAAACAAGTTACTTCATCAAGGTTCAGTCAAATGTTCTGGCGAAGTTGGCGACTGTAAAGACTGAATAATGCGCTACCACTACGAAAAACTTGTATACAAGAGAGGAAAAGAAAGATGAAAAAATTCAAAAGATTTGTTCTTTTCGGCATAATTACTTTCTGTTTGTTAGCTTCAGTGACTGGATGTTCTTCAAAAAAGGTAGACGATCAGACCGAAAGTTATAATGATGAATATGTATGGCCTAAAAGTGAACTTGGAAAAATGTTACCGATTCCAGATTCAAGGACCGGTACATTAGTTTCGGATGACGAAAGTGGATTCTGCTTAGAAATAACAAATATATCAAATGACGATTTTAAAAAATATGTTGACACATGCTGGAATGCTGGATATACGGAAGATTATAGTCGTACTGATTCTTCTTTTTGCAGTTCAAATAGTGATGGATATAATGTGAGCATTTTTGAGAACTCTACAAATAAATCTATGGTTATATCATTTAATGCTCCAGTAATAGAAACCGAATAATGCGCTACCACTACGAAAAACCAGCAATCTCACGTCCGGTCTTTGGCGAGCTTTATATTTGTGACCATCCGGTATACAGCCGATGTACTCTATATAAAGGAAAAGAAAAAGGACTGGCCGTTATTCAACAAAGATATGACCCTAAGACAAAACATACATGGTGGGGTGAGTTGGATTGTTGGTTAGCGAACGATATATACATCAATCCGAATTTTAAAGAATATTTTCTTGAAAGGGCTGGCAAAATATCTTCTGATGGTCTTTATCCGACAGTCACGGTTCGCCAAATTATGTGGGCATTGAAGATGAAACCTATCAAACGAGAGCGTTGGGAAACCTGTTTCGATAAACGTGATATATAGTATGCGCTTTTTTTTCAATTCCTTCTATGAAGAAAGGAGTGTGAAGAAAATGATATTATTCACGATTTTAGCAATTATGTTACTGATTATGGTGGTGGCAGCGGTACTTCTAATAAGTACGGGAGGAGCGTTGTGCATGATCCTGTTCGGAGATCTGATTGTATGTATCGCGTTTATCATATTTCTAATGAAAAAACTTGTATTCAAGAAAAAGAAATGAGACGAGAGTCCTGGAGAAATCTGGGACTCTTTTCTTTTGCGCATTTTTTTCATACTCCTTTATGAAAGAATAAATACTTTTCCATAAGGAGGAAAATAAGATGATGAAAGCTTGGAAAGAATTTTGGAGCGATTACAATGAAATGGTGTTAAAGAACAGCAACAAATGGCTGAAGAAACACTGGAAAGGATATACAGTGTTATGCCTTGTGGCATCCTTTGTATCGTATGCTATTACAAGATTTCTGGAAGGAAAGGAAGAAGTATTAAACGGTGAGGAGTCCTAACAAGGGCTCTTCTCTTTTGTTTTAGGAGGAAACGTGATGGGAAAATCATTGCTAACTATCTATGATTTATGGGGAGGACGTTGAATGAATATACAAGGAATTGAATATGATTCCATGTTAAATGGTGATGGTATCCGTGCTGTTGTTTGGGTATCTGGATGCGATCATGATTGTCCTGGTTGTCAGAACCCACAGACACATGATCCTGAGTCGGGGCGGGAAATCACTACTACTGATATATACGACCTAGCAAAGTATATTTCAAATAAATATGTGTCCGGAGTTACATTTTCTGGTGGAGATCCTTTATATCCAACGAATCGGCATGAGGTGGATTTGATTGCTGCTATCTTAAAGGACGAATATCCTAATAAATCAATTTGGCTCTACACCGGATATTTATGGGAGGAGATACAGAATCTGGCTTTGCTTGCAAGTATTGATGTATTGGTAGATGGTCCATATATTGAAGCTTTTAAAGATAATCAGTATCACTGGGCTGGCAGTACGAATCAGCGAGTGATAGATGTACAGAGGTCATTGGCGAGAGGAAGTGTGGTGTTACACGAAGATGCGCTAAAAATCCAGACTCCTTTATGAAGAACATATATTCGAAAGGAGAATAAAAATGAGAAAATTAAGAAGAATGTTCTATAAAGGGTGGAGCTTTTATAAGGAGAACGAATGGCAGGTACAAGTCGTGCTAATCTTAATGGCGATATCTTTCTGTATCGGCATGGCTGTCGGTGGAAATGGTGTAGCCGCAAGATTCGGAATTGTACTCTGAGGAGTCCTAACAAGGACTCTTCTCTTTTGAGCGAAATTTACATGGTGTTTTATGAAACTATTACTTATTTTAAGGAGGAATTATTATGTTAAAAGTGTTTAAAAAATTTTGGAAAAGATCTAAAAAAGGAAAAACAGGCGAAAAGCCGCTTATTTATGATTACGATGAAGCGGCCGATTTTATACAGAAAATGACTGGGATTGACCTGGATCTTATATTCAAATTTATGGATGCTGATACGAAATACATGATTAAAAAAGGAATTATTAAAGATTGAGCCGGCAATGGCTCTTTCTTTTTTGAGCAAAAAAAGCAGGTTACTTTATGAAAGGAGGTAAGTGCTTTGAAAAATAAAAAATATATTTTTGACTTTATCGGATTGATGTTGGGAGCGGCTGTTACGTCGTTATATACCATGCATCTGACAAAGATGGAAGTGAGAAATCAGCTGGATGAAGCATTGGCTGAAAAAGAAGAAAACGAAGAGGAGTCCTAACAAGGACTCTTCTCTTTTGAGCGAAAAAATCAGGGTACTTTATGAAACTATTACTTATTTTTAAGGAGGAATTACTATGAGAGCTCTTGTAACTGAAGAAACAAAAAATGATATTGACGACCTGTGTGCAAACGGACATTATGACGCGATCAAAGAATATGGATGTAGTGCCTATAAAACGGGTAAAGACATCGGTTGCGATACAACAATGTTCATTGCAGGCGCTGTTATCATGATAGGAGGAATCATTAACTATATCATAGATAAGAAAAAATATAAGTAATAACAACAGAAAGAGTCCTAGAGAAATCTAGGGCTTCTTCTTTTATATTTTGAAAGGAGAACATATGAGTTTTAAAAGATTTATGTCAAAACAGTCACCAGCTATGCTTACTGGGATAGCACTTGTCGGGCTTGCCTATTCCGTTATAACGGCAGTTAAAGCGACACCTAAAGCGCTTGATCTGATTAAAGATGAAGAGCGAGCAAAAAACAGACCTTTGACTATTATGGAAGCTGTCAAAACAGCAGGCCCTGTGTATATTCCAACAATAGCGGCCGTAGCTGGTACCGCCCTTTGTATGTCCGGTGTAAACGTATTGAACAGAAGACACCAGGCAATGTTGACCAGTGGGTATGCTGTAGTAACTCATAATTTTCAGGCATACCGGGACAAAGTGGTAGAACTTCTCGGAGAAGAGACAGACGAAGACCTTACCAATGCGGTCATGGAGCGAAATGGTAAGTATCATATAACCCATATCGACACTCCCGATAAAAAGGTTCGCTTTTATGAGCCTTTTAGTAAAACCTTTATTACGAGATATGAACGAGAAATCATGGATGCCGAATATCATATGAATCGAAATTATACATTACGAGGATTTGCTCCTTTGAATGAATTTTTCGATTTTTTAGGGATTCCTAATACAGATCTCGGCGAAAATTTGGGTTGGACAACAACTTGGGGCGTTGGATATTACTGGATTGATTTCTCTCATTTGTTGAAGCATGACAAAGATGGGGACTATTACGAAATAGATTATGGCTTTTTAGGACCTGATTATAATTATGAGGAGGATTGGGACGAATGAAAAACTTATTGAAAGTCATTCAGACAGAAACCATTAAGCACAGTCCGGCTATTCTGATGGGAATTGGAGTAGCCGGTATGATTTCAGCAGCTGTTCTCACGGGAACGGCAACAATCAAAGCGGTTCATATTGTGGATGAACAGAAACTTGCCGATAAAGGTGATAAAAAAGAAATTATCAAAGCAACCTGGAAATACTATATTCCAGCACTTGTTACTGCTGGAGTATCTCTTGGATGCATCCTTGGATCGACTTCGATCTCTGCAAAACGCACGGCGGCCTTATCAGCAGTATACCATATTTCTGAGACAGCGCTGACCGATTACAAAGAAGCAGCAAAGGAAATTGTTGGGGTTGAGAAAGAAAAAGAAATCCAGACAAAAGCTGCCGAGAAAGCAGTAGAGAGAAATCCGGTGTCAAGAGAGGTAGTTATCGCCGGAACTGGTAATTATCTTTGTTTCGATCCGGCTTTCGGTAAATACTTTTATTCAGACAGAGAAACAATTCGAAAAGTTATAAACGACATGAACGAGAAGTTAATTCGAGAAATGTTCGTGTCATTAAATGAGTTTTATTATGAGCTCGGTATAAGGCCGATTCTTCGTGGAGACGACTTAGGATGGAATATGGATGACGGATCAATCAAAGTCCAATTTACATCGACATTAGCTGAGGATGGACGGCCCTGCCTCGTTATGGATTATGTGGTCGGACCTAAATATGACTTTTGAAATTTCCGCTCAAAGCGAGCAAAACAAAACTGCGCAAAAAATTCATAGTACATTATGAAGTATATAAATTGAAAGGAGAACTATCATGGAAGAAGAAATCAGAAATGAGGAAATGAACAACAACGAGGAGACTATTCCTACTTACGAAAGTACAGAGGAAACTTCTGGAGGCATTGGAACTGGTGTTGCTATGTTACTCGGAGCAGCTCTTGCTGTCGGTATTGGGGCCGGCGGAAAGAAACTCTACGGGTTTATAAAGAAACGCAGAAATGACAAGCTGAAAGAAGATCTGGAGAAAGTAGAGGAGAAAGATATCGAGGTTGTTCTTGAACCCGAAGACGAAACTTCAGAAAAGAAGAAAACCGAATAATTTATGAAGCTGAGACGAGAGTCCTGGAGAAATCTGGGACTCTTTTCTTTTGCCTTCAGAAAAGGAGATTGTATGAATTTATATTCTTATGATGGACCTGTGACAGTATTCGGGACTTGCGTAGCTAACCGATGGCAGGGATCTACATACGCAGTCTCCGAGAAAAAAGCCAGAAGTAATTTGGCATATCAGTTTAAGAAGAGCAGCAACCGAGTACCAGGAGCGAGTGTGTGTTTGCCTGGAAAAATCATATTGGTAGAAGAAGGAGATAACAATGGAGGATTATAAGCCGAACTCTAACCGGTTCAAAGAAGAAAAAAAAGAAGCTGTCAATGCAGTAGAAAAAAAAATTAAGAAGGTAGCTTCCGGAAAAGTTCGGAAAAGTGAAATCCGGAAACTCACCGACGTGTTCCTGGCCAAAGACATACATGAAGTAAAAGAGTATATCATCATGGAAGTTGCTATTCCGGCAATAAAGGATATTATCTCGTCTACGGTAAATACATTCCTGTATGGTGATGCTCGTCGAAAATCTTCGAGCACCAATGCTTCCAGAGTGTCTTACAGAGAATATTATGACAAAGACAAATTAGCATCCCCGTCTGAGCCTGTAAAAAAGAGACTGGACTATCGAGACTTGATATTCGATACCAAAGGTGATGCCGAAGAAGTTCTGTCTGCTCTGGAAGAATTGATTTCCATGTACGGTAAGGCCAGTGTTGCAGATCTCTTTGATCTGGCCGATATGGAATGTGAGTATACAGACAATCGATATGGCTGGAAGTCTCTCGCATCAGCATCTACATATCAGACGAGAGATGGCTACATGTTAAGACTTCCTAAACCCCGTCCTTTGGATTGATTTAGAGGTGCGTATATGAAATTTAAATACAATCGTTTTGCAGTGATCCCAATATTATGTACTCGCTGTAAAAGATATATTTGGGCAGAGCCTTACCGCACAGGAGAAACGTGGAATCAGTTTGTTGATCGTTTTACGAAGATCAGACTTTGCAACGAGTGCATTAAATATTACGACATAAAAGTAAAAGGAGATAAACCAAAATGAAAAGATACACGATTTACTTTAAATATAACAGAAATCTTTACACTGGAGATGATAACAAAGTAAGCGGAAGAAGAACACTCTTCTCTAATCACCTGTCCGGTGCAATTCGTAGAGTGTTCGCTGAATTTGACGGCGTAGAACTTGTTGAAATTCGTGAGAAATAATTGAAAGGAGATAAATAACATGAAAAGCGAAATGATGAAAAATGTAACAAGAGGTCTGAACAGGGTAGCATTCCAGCTGAAAAAGAAAAGCCCGGAACTCCTGCTCATCGGAGGCGTTGCTTGTGGAGTGGCATGTGTGGTAACTGCCTGCAAAGCAACTAGAAAGGTGGACACCATTCTGGAAGAGGCAAAAGATGCAGTTGACAAAATTCATGAGGTAAAAGATCATCCGGAAAAATACGATGCCGAATATTCGGAAGAGGATGCGAAGAAAGATCTTGCTGTTACATACTTCCAGACTGGATTGAAGCTGGCCAAACTGTATGCACCGACGATCGCGCTTGGTGCTTTGTCTGTGACAGCGATTCTTGGAAGTCACAATATCATGAAGAAGAGAAATATCGCTCTGGCCGCCGCTTATGCGACCGTAGACAAATCCTTCAAAGATTACAGAAGCCGTGTTGTCGAGCGGTTCGGTGACGATCTGGATAAGGAACTGAAGTATAATATCAAGGCAAAAGAAGTTGAGGAAACTATCACGGACGAAGACGGAAAGGAACAGACTGTAAAGAAGAACATCAACGTGGTAGAAAACGCCAGTGATATTTCTGAATACGCCAAATTCTTCGATTCTGCTTCCATCAACTGGGAAAAGAATCCTGAAACGAACTTGATGTTCCTCCGGGCTCAGCAGCAGTATGCAAACGATCTCCTTGTTGCTCGCGGTCATCTGTTCCTGAATGAAGTATATGACATGCTCGGCATTGAGAGAACCAAAGCAGGACAGGTTGTCGGATGGATCTATGATCCGAAGAATCCGAATGGAGACAACTATGTAGACTTCGGTATCTACGATGTCAACAAGCCGAAGAATCGTGACTTTGTAAATGGTTATGAGCCGGTGATTCTGCTTGATTTCAATGTTGACGGAAATATCTGGGATAAAATGTGAATGACAGGACTACATGGGGAATGTTCTGGAAATATATTTGATTACCCTTGGCTATAATGGCTGAGGGTACTTTTCTACATGAAAGGAGAATGAGCTATGACTGGACGCGATTTGATTATTTATATTATGGAAAACAATCTGGAAAATATGGAAATGTTCGAAAATGGAAAAATCCCGGGTTTTCTGACCATTGCTGACACTGCCGAAAAATTTGGTGTCGGGATAGCTACCGTAGAAGCGTATGTCAAACTGGACGCCCTTCCGCATATCTCCATCGGCGAAGTCATCTATATTCCAGAGAAGGCACCTATCAAATGTTAATTTGAAAGGAGGGAAAGAGATATGACCATTCTCGCTTACGCATTAGCAGGTCTTGCTGGTATCTGTTTTATCAAAGGGCTTAGCCTGCTTTTAGATAAATAGGAGGAAACTACATGGGGAATAACTTAGAGACAATTGTATATTTGCTTAATTCTTTGGACCTGAAACGGCGAAATCATATTATCGGAGGTGTCCTGCTTGGTGTTTCCATGTTTTTCGGAGTTTTAAGCATTACCATTTTGACAACAAAAGCAAAGGAGATTGAAACAAATGAACAGTAACTTGTCAAAGGTTTTCGTATTTGCATTGGGGGCCATAGCCGGCTCCCTTGCTACTTTTAAGTATGCGGAGAAAAAATATGCAGCAATCGCCCAGGAAGAGATTGATTCCGTAAAAGCGACTTTCAAAAAATCTGGTGGCAGTCTGATCCAGCACAAGGATGTTAAAGAAGACGAATCTGTCCAGAGTGACGAAACGAAAGATATTCACAAAATCGTAGTCGAGGCCGGAAAGAGAATTACACAGGGGATAGATGACACTATGAATGATTACAAAGACGTTGTAAAAAAAAACGAATACTTTACTCACGATTCTGATGAACCGAGAGTAATATCTCCGGATGAGTTCGGAGAAGACGAGGACTATACGCAGATCAGTTTAATGTTATATGCTGATGGAGTTCTGGTCGATGACAATAATGAAGTAATGGGAGAGGATGAAATCAGAAGAACTATCGGACCTTATGCTCTTGACCACCTTGGGGATTATGAGGAAGATTGTGTGCATATTTGCAATGATCGGTTAAAGGCATATTATGAGGTCCTGACTGATGTTCGTAAGTGGTCCGATGTTATCGAAAATCGTCCGTACCTGCGTAGATAAATGGTCATTGTCGACCTTAGAGAAAGATATTTTCAATGGATGGTCCGGATCTGCGCCGGTAATCATCCGAGGAAACTATCTTATGAACGGCTTCTGCGCTATTTATATGCACGGGAGTTTATAGCTGTCATGCCCATGGACGAGAATCGAGCACGGGATGGTATTGATCTGAGATACCGATTCGCATATGATAGTGGACTTTCAAGGGTTGAGGTAAAACTTCTTGATAGGACTCCATGCTCTGTTCTTGAAATGATTGTAGCTTTGGCAGTCCGCTGTGAAACTCATATTATGAGTAATGACGAAATTGGAGATCGTACCAGTCTCTGGATCTGGAAAATGTTCGACAACCTTGGATTGTCAAATGAGTATGATCAGAATTTTAATGAAGCTTGTGTGGATAAGGCCATTACAAGACTTATCTATAGGGAGTATGAACCAGATGGAAGAGGGGGCCTCTTTACAGTTCCTAACACAAAAGAGGATCTTAGGAAAGTTGAGATCGCTTATCAGATGTTCTGGTATCTCAATAATTATATAAACGAGGAAGGAGAATTGAAATGAAATGCTTGATTTCTTAATGATCGCTGAACGAGCGACAAAAAAAGGATGCGATATTTACCCTAAATTTGTCATGAGAAAAAGTGGCGATCTAATGATACGAGGCGGTGATTTTTATGCAGTCTGGGTCGAGGATCAGAACCGTTGGAGTACCGATGAACAGGACGTTATCCAGTTAGTTGATCGGGAGATAGATCAGTATATCAGAGAACATTATACCAATACGGAAAATGTTCGTGTGCTTTATATGTGGGATTCTTCTTCTGGCATGATCGATTCCTGGCACAAATATTGTCAAAAGCAGTGTCGAGATAATTTTCATATGTTGGATGAGGAATTGATATTTTCTAATACTCTTACTACAAAGAGAGATTATGCAAGTAAAAGACTTTCATATCCGCTTGAGAAAAAAGATACTCCGGCTTATGAAAAACTGATATCTACGTTATATTCTCCGGAAGAACGCCGGAAGATTGAGTGGGCAATCGGAAGTATCGTTACAGGAGACAGCAAACATATACAGAAATTTCTGGTGCTCTATGGTGCCGCTGGAACTGGTAAATCCACGATTTTGAATATTATACAGCAATTATTTGAGGGTTACTATTCGGTGTTTGATGCAAAAGCATTAGGCTCGAGTAGTAACTCTTTTGCATTGGAGGCGTTTAAAACAAATCCTTTGATTGCTATTCAGCATGACGGGGACTTGTCAAAAATTGATGATAATTGTCGTTTGAACAGTCTGGTGTCTCACGAACTTATGACTGTGAATGAAAAATTCAAGTCAGCATATTCCACGCGCTTTAAAGCCTTTCTTCTGATGGGTACTAACAAACCAGTAAAAATCACAGATTCCCGATCAGGCCTCTTAAGACGTTTGATTGACGTAACACCATCCGGTAAGAAAGTGTCTCCGGACGAATATGATGAGCTGGTTGGACAGATTCCTTTCGAACTTGGCGGAATTGCATATCATTGTATGGAAGTTTATAAGGAGAATCCCAATTATTATGACCGGTATGTTCCAGTGAATATGCTTGGGGCATCCAATGATATGTATAATTTCATCGCTGATGCTTATTACGATTTCAAATCAGCTGATGGGGTGAGCTTGAAAAGTGCGTGGGCTAAGTATAACGCTTATTGCGAGGATGCAAAAGTAGCCTTTCCATTTTCTCAGAGAGTCTTCCGGGAAGAACTGAAAGTATATTTCAAAGACTTCAAAGACCGATATATACCAGACGGCAGTACAGAGGAAGTCCGGAATTATTACTTGCATTTTCTGGATGATAAATTCGCAGAGATGCGGCCCGGCGGAGAAGCTGTAAAAAAAAAGCCTGAATCCTGGTTGAAGTTTGATTGCGCCGATTCTCTGTTTGATAAGGAATGTTTTCAGCTTCCCGCACAGTATGCAAATAATGAGGACAAACCGACTTTTAAATGGGAAGGGGTAAAAACTCGACTGGAAGCTCTGGACACTCATAAAATCCACTATGTCAAAGTGCCTGAAAATCATATCGTGATAGATTTTGATATCAGGGACGAGAGTGGTCAGAAATCTTTCGAAAAGAATCTGGAAGCAGCCAGCAAATGGCCACCAACCTATGCTGAACTGAGTAAATCCGGTGAAGGGATTCATTTGCATTACATTTACACTGGGGGAGATCCAACAAAACTCAGTCGTGTTTATGCTGAGAATGTTGAGATTAAAGTGTTTACAGGTAAGAGTTCACTTCGACGAAAACTTACCAAATGCAATGATATTCCTATTGCTACGATCAGTTCGGGATTACCAATGAAAGGAGAGGATAAGTTGGTAAATTTTGATTCTGTTAAATCTGAAAAGAGTCTTCGGAATTTGATTTTGCGAAATCTTCGTAAAGAAATACATCCAGGGACTAAACCAAGTATCGACTTTATCAAAAAAATCCTGGATGATGCCTACGAATCAGGGCTCCATTATGATGTTGGAGATATGAGACAGGCGATTTTAAATTTCGCTTTACATAGTACCAATCACGCTGATTACTGTATCAAGATGGTGAACGATATGAAATTCAAATCAGATGAACCAGAAGAAAATACAGTTACCACAGCTGATGATGAACCTATGATATTTTACGACATCGAGGTGTTTCCGAATTTATTCTTGGTGAACTGGAAATTCGCAGGGCTCGGGAAAACGGTTGTACGAATGATCAATCCCAGTCCTACCGATATGGAAGCTCTGCTCAAGCATAAATTGGTCGGGTTTAACTGCCGACGATACGATAACCATTTGGTGTATGCTCGAATGATGGGATATTCCAACGAACAGCTGTATCAGATGTCTCAGCGGATTATCAGTGGTGATCGGAACGCTTTCTTGGGGGAAGCATATAACGTCAGTTATACCGATGTATACGACTTTGCTTCCGCTGGCAACAAGAAGAGTCTGAAAAAACTGGAAATCGAGATGTCAAATAAAGCGAATGATCCCAATTCGAAAATGGATGACGACCTCAGACAAATGTTGAAAACCATTAAGCATCACGAGTTAGGACTTCCTTGGGATCAGCCAGTGCCGGAAGAACTCTGGTCAAAAGTTGCTGAGTATTGTGATGATGATGTCATTGCGACAGAGGCTGCTTTCAACTATTTATCCGCAGACTGGACAGCAAGACAGATTCTGTCTGATTTGGCAGGGATGACTGTCAATGACACCACCAATACTCTTACCACGCGGATTATCTTTGGAAAGAACAAGAAGCCACAAAACGAGTTTTGTTATCGTAATCTTGCAGAACCGGTACTGGAACTTGCTCCAGAAGTAGAGAAGTTCTTGCGAATGGCCTGCCCTGATATGATGGCTGAACGTCATGGAGAGGCTAAGAGTCTTCTTCCATATTTTCCGAGTTACAAATACGAATTTGGTAAATCTGTTTATCGTGGAGAGGATGTCAGTGAAGGTGGACATGTATATGCGGAACCAGGTATGCATGTTAATGTTGCTTTGTTGGATATCGCATCGATGCATCCGCATAGTACGATCGCAGAATGCCTGTTCGGACCACGATTTACCGCGGCTTATCGTGATGTTGTTGAGGGTCGAGTATCCATCAAACATGAAGCCTGGGATATCGTGAATGAGATGCTGGATGGTAAACTTACGAAATTCATTCAGCGTGTGAAAGATGGCGAAATGACTTCCAGTGATTTGGCTAACGCCCTGAAGACTGCCATCAACTCTGTGTACGGTCTGACAGATGCCAAATTTGAGAATCCATTCCGTGATCCTAGAAACATTGACAATATTGTAGCAAAACGAGGGGCACTCTTCATGGTAGATCTGAAATACGAAGTTCAGAAGCGTGGTTATACTGTCGCTCATATCAAGACTGACTCCATTAAGATCCCGAATGCAACACCGGAAATCATCCAGTTTGTCATGGATTTCGGAAAGAGATATGGATACACCTTTGAGCATGAGGCAACTTACGATCGGATGTGTTTGGTAAACAACTCCGTTTACATTGCAAAATACAAGAATCCCGCAGAATGTGAAAAGATGTATGGCTATATTCCTGGGGATAATAAGAAGAAATTTGAGAAGCAGCCTTGGACTGCCACCGGGGAGCAGTTCGCAGTTCCTTATTTGTTTAAGACTTTGTTCAGTCACGAACCGGTTGTATTCAGTGATCTGTGTGAGACATTCTCTGTATCTAAAGGAGCTTTATATTTGGATATGAATGAGAAACTGCCGGATGTATCTGCGCAGGAAGCATCGTTGAAGAAATGTCAGAATCTGCTGAAACGCGGAAAGATGACAGAAGAAGCATGTGCCGCTGAAACGGAACGATTGACTGAAGAAATCAAGAGCGGACATGATCTGAAGTTCGTTGGTCGAGTCGGTCAGTTTACCCCTATCTTATCCGGTCATGGTGGTGGCGTTTTATATCGAGTACATGAGGGAAAAAACTATGCTGCGAATGGTTCCATCGGATATCGCTGGTTGGAGTCTGAAACTGTACGTTTGTTAGGTATGGAAGATGCAGTGGATCGTGATTATTACGATAAACTGGTAAATGACGCCATTGAAGATATTTCCAAGTATGGCGATTTTGAATGGTTTGTATCCGATGACCCAGTACCAGAACCGGAAAAACCACTTCCTGACTTTATGAATCTTCCAGAAGGTGAGGAAGAAGAACTGCCTTTCGATTGAGCGAAAATATTCGGTTCCTTTATGAAGCAGAGGAGTCCTAACAAGGGCTCTTCTCTTTTTATTTTTACAAAAATTATATTTTAAGGAGATTAACAGACATGAAAAAAGTAACATGCAAAATTAAGATGGAGCACGCAAAAATTCTTGGAGGAAGCTACAAGAACTTCGAAGGAAGAAAAGACGAATATAATCGTACTGGTAAACGCTCCTTTTATGTGGAGATCGAAGATGAAAACTTTGCAAATGTTCTGAAAGAGGACGGCTGGAATGTAAAGCCTCTGAAGCAGAGGGACGAGAGTGAACCCCTTACCTATAAACTTCAGGTATTCGTATCTTATGAGAAGTATGAACCTGAAATCACACTGATCAGCGACCACGGCCAGAAAGAAACTGCTTTGAAAGAAGATACTGTTGCTTGCCTGGATCATGCATGGCTGAAAGATGTAGAATTGGTCATCAGTCCTTACAACTGGGAAGTAAACGGTAAAACTGGTGTGAAAGCCTATTTGCAGAAGATGACTGCGACTACAGTAGAAGATGAATACTACAGAGCGTAAGAGGAGTAAGAGATAGGGCATATGAATGAGTTATGTGTTGTAATTGGACTGTTTTATGATGAAGAACGGAATTGCTTTTACGACGAGGACGGCTTTTATGTTTGGAACATTTACAAATACATAACTCCAAATATGCTGTTTTTGTTTAAAAAGAAAAAAGAATATATGAGTTTTGAAGTGAAAAAAGGTGTCTTCATAGAACTCTTTTATCCAGAAGATGAGGAAAGGTAATATGGCGGTACAACTTTACGATTATCAGATGAATGCGGTCACCAAAATGAAAAACGGCTGCATTCTCTGCGGTGGGGTAGGTTCTGGGAAATCCAGGACTTCTCTCGCTTATTATTATATTTTAAATGGCGGGAAAGTGAATCGGAAAACCACTGTAAAGATGAAGCATCCAATGGATCTGTACATCATCACCACTGCTCGAAAAAGGGATACTCTGGAATGGGAAGGTGAATTAGGACCTTTTCTGATGTCAACACATCCAGAGGTCAATGCCTACAAAAACAAGATTGTGGTAGACAGCTGGAATAATATTCAAAAGTATAAAGATGTAAAAAAAGCTTTCTTTATCTTCGATGAACAAAGAGTGGTTGGAAGCGGTGCTTGGGTAAAAGCTTTTCTGCGAATCACAAAGTCAAATGAGTGGATCTTGCTGTCAGCAACACCCGGAGATACCTGGCAGGATTATATTCCGGTATTTATCGCTAACGGGTTCTATAAGAACCGCACAGAGTTTATTCGAGAACATGTGATATATTCGCGATTTTGTAAGTTTCCGAAGGTGGATCGATATATCAATACTGGACGCCTGATAAGATTGAGGAACAGTATTCTGATTGATATGGATTTCAAGCGGAAGACTATCGCTCATCACGAAGATGTATGGTGCAGTTATGATGTTTTACTGTATAAAAGGCTTCATAAAGAACGTTTTGATGTATGGAAGGATAAACCGTTTCAATCTGCCGGAGAGCTTTGCTATGGATTGCGAAAAGTAGTCAATTCCGATGAATCACGTCTGGATGCAGTCTTAGATATATTTAAGAAACATGGTCGAGTTATTATTTTCTATAATTTCGACTATGAATTAGAAATGCTAAAGAGTGTAGATTACGGGAAAGGCGTTGAAGTTGCAGAATGGAATGGGCATGAGCATCAACCAATACCAGACTCTCGAAACTGGGTATATTTAGTACAGTATAATTCCGGAAATGAAGGGTGGAATTGTATCAGGACCGATACGATTATCTTTTATTCGCAAAATTACAGCTATAAAGTGATGGTGCAGGCGGCTGGGCGAATTGATCGCCTGAATACGTCGTATCAGCATCTATATTATTATCATCTGAAAAGCCGATCTGGAATTGATTTGGCCATTGCCAGGGCTTTGAAAGATAAGAAAAAATTCAATGAAGGGAAATGGATAGGATGGACAAATTAAATGCAGGAGTAATTATGGTAAGCTATCAGCCTGGGAAAAGTGATGGTACTTCTGTTTTAGTAGTTGGTGTAAAAGGTTCAAACGGATACGCAGCAGAAATCATCAATGCATATTCAGGAACAGAAGCAAGAGAACTTTGGAAAAAGCTGACGATACCTAAGTAAAAGAAGAATTGAATCTTTTGGATTTATATGCTATATTCATAGTATATTTGCAGAAAAGGAGAGATTCTTATGAAAAATTACAAAAAAATTTTAATTGGGGTTGGATTATTATGTGCGATTCCGAGTATGAGTTGCAGCGCTTTCCAGCATACACCGGAAACTATTAAAGTGTCTGACGATAACCATGTCACTTATATGAAAGATTATGTGGGTATGAATTTGGCAAATACTGCATATTGGGCGTCAGCTGGGATGATGAGGATTCAATACATAGCTAGTAATATGTTAGCGAATATAGAAGTGTTAGCATCAACTCCTGATGGGAAACCAATAGAAGAAGACGACATGCAAAACTATTATATAGTAGCTCAGAGTATTGAGCCGAATAGTGTTATTTCAACATCATACTCATTAGAAGATGGGGAAGAATCGATGTATATAAGTCATATGTCTCCGTCTGCCATACGCTTTACGGTGCTTCCCGTCGGAACAGAACCAACCGATGATGATTTAAATATCACCAAAGTGAATGTGTCGGAAGATGCGAATGCCGAATACATTCGAGATTACCGCGGATTGAATTTGGGTATGGTCGGTGAAGTATACTCCAGCGACAATGGTGTTCGGGATGAATATGGAGAAGCAGATGTTATATTAGTTCCTAATAGCACGGATGGCTCTTATATTGATCCGTCTGACGAGGAGAATTTGAAGAACTTTGTCATTATCGGTCAGGATGTTGCTCCAAATAGCAAAATTACTGTAAACTATGACGATAGCAACAACTTTGTAAGGGATCAGAATATTTCAACAATAAACGTGAGCGTGGTAAATGTTGACTCTTACGATCCATCAATGATTATTCCGATAGAAGAGTCTGAGACGGAAACAGAAACAACAACTGAATAAAGTAATGTAAACGATAAGGTAGCTTAGAAATAGGCTGCCTTATTTTTATGCCCAGAAAGGAGAATATGAATGGATATTATTGATCAGGAATCATACAAAGCAGGAATAGCAGCCGGCTATGAGGAAGGACGAGCATATGGGTATGAATTGGGGTATCATGCCTGCCGTCTGAAATTGAACAAAAAGAAAGTTATGAGCCTGGAAGAAAAGATGAGTCGAATGAGAATTTATGGTGACAAGTTGGTTGGTGGCGTTATGCTGTTTGGGGTATTTGTCAGTCGCTATGCTTTTGATGCTGATTTCAGCTCCATTTTTCTTCCAGCTTTGATGGGTGTGTATTTGTTAAATAGGTCTTATTAAAAGGAGCTTCTTGTATAATTCAAATATAGGGAATTCCGATGTTCCAAAATAAATGTTGCTAAGTATGACGGTAGAGTTTGATGTGAGTGAAAGGAGAAAAACTATGAAGACTATGAAACAGGTCATTAAAATCAATAAAAAAGAAGCAGAACACATTCAGGATTTATTAAAACTTACTGGAGATGAAATTTATCAGAAGCATGGCCTTAAAAGAGACGAAACCATTTGTAATACCGCAGTATTTCCAAATGGAGTAGAAATGGATATTAAGTTAGTCATCTGTGAAGGAGAGTCTTATCCATACACAGAAGCAGTTTTATATGATAATGGTGTAGAAGTGGATTTTACAGAGCCTTGCGATGAATATACTGACGAATGGGAACTTGAAGACGAAATGAACGATGTCAAATATATTGTTGTTGTAGAAGTTGAAGAATGAAGGGAGTCTAAAATGTTAAAAGAGTTGGAAGAAGCAAAGTATGCTTTTGATGCTGATTTCAGCTCCATTTTTCTTCCAGCTTTGATGGGTGTGTATTTGTTGAATAGATCTTATTAAAAGGAGGAAACGTTTGATGATTAGAATACTCAAGCATGGATATCTAAGGACTTGCCGCTGCTCAATATGTGATTGTTTCTTCACTTACGAAAAAAGTGACACTTTACTTTTACAAACAGATGTGAATGAGCACACAAGATTTATTTATTGTCCTGATTGTGGAGAAAGAATAGAGATAGAGGAGATATTTGATGATTAAATTTGAAGGCCGTTTGCTTTTATTTGATAAAACAGACGATTTAGGTTATCGTTTTTCAAAAGAGTGTCACCTTCACATACTTGACACTTTACCTATTTTATTTGAAAACAAATTTTGTGGAATGGCGAGCATTATTCGTGACGAACGTGGTCTTATTGCTAAAATGGAGGTCGACGACAAAGATAACCGGTTAAGCAATTTTTGTTATAGAAAAATCGGAATCGGTGGAGGTTATAGGTTAGCTGAAAAACACTTTAGCGATAAATACAAATGCACCGTGGTAGACGAAGCTACCCTGTTATATGTGGTTTTCACAGACCGACCGGTAGACGAAGCTTATTATATGATCGTATCAAAGGAGGAAATGTAACAATGATTAAATTTAAACATGTAGTATTACCATCTCCAGAACAGATGGAGTTTGACATTGAGGGGGTAAGAAATGCATATCGGTCCTGGGATAGAATGGATAGCGACGTTGATTGCGAGAATCCAAACAAATACGTTCTTGGACCAAATGACAGTAAACTGTGCAAACGTTTAGCATGTGCTGGTGCTGAGCATCGCAAATTTATGAGAAGTATGCAGATTCGGGTGCGCGTTACCGCTCCGTTGTACTGGTGGAAAGAATATGATACTTATAAAATAGGCACTGTCACTGAATCAGAGAGTACTATGCATACCATCGCACAGCGAGAATTTAGGCTAGAGGATTTCAGTGTAGAGCATTTGATGAATGTTCCAGGCGAAGGCGTATTACCTCCATTAGCCCTATTGAAAACGACTATTGATACATTAAATGCTTGTAGAAAGTTATACCTTGGTACACCATCGCCAGATGGTTCTATTGGTATTTCTGAAAACCGAAAAGATATCTGGTGGCAGATGATCCAGCTTCTTCCGAGCAGCTACAATCAGACGCGGAATATTACCTTGTCTTACGAAGCTGCGGCAAACATCTATCGTCAGCGGAAGTATCACAAACTGGATGAATGGCGAGAGTTCTGCTCTTTTCTGGAGACATTACCGTATCCGGAGTTTATTATTGGGAAAGACGGTAGTACAACGATATTGTATGGAGACAAACGTTGTCATGAGAGTTACGGAAAAGTATCTGGGATGCGATGGTAGCGATTGCTTAAAAGCATGTGGGGTAGAGCCTAATACTGTATATAATCAGAGAAAAGCTTTTAGAAACAGCAATTGGACTTGCGGTGTTGCAAGCTGCTTCAAGATCATTAAATAAAACTATAATGGGAGGAAAATCGAAATGAAAATCTTTTATAAAGTATCAAAACAGGACCGAATTGATCTTTTATATGACCAATTGCGCAAATTATCAGATAATGTAAAAGAATTGTATGAAAAGAACCGTGAACTGAGACGTATTTTAGAAAATTACATCCCTGGGAAAATTACGTTTATGAGCTCTGATCTCAGACAACCATTGCTTACCGTCGGTATATACTCATATTGTAACGAGAAAACTTTCATCTATAAAAATGGTGAGGAATATGTGATCGATAATTTACATTTGTCTGAAAATACAGTTCTGACAGCATCACCAACACAGAATAATGTCGTGATCGGAACGAATGAGGAAGGGACTGTATATATCAACTTGTTCAACAGCACCTATATCTGGACAGAAAGGAATCCGGTGAAAGAACATGGAGATAAATAGAGAAAAAGAAGTATATTTCGGTGAATACTGCCACAAATGTGAGTTTGAAGAAATGGCAGAATGGGATGATCCGTGCTTTGAATGTTTGAACTGTCCCGTAAATATTGATTCGCATAAGCCTGTTAAATGGAAGGAGAGAAAATAGCGCATAATATTCATGGCACTTTATGAAAGGAGTGATTTATTATGACGAAGGATGTAAATTTTGATACAACTTCAGTATATTATTGGTTTGGTGAAACTGAGAAAAATGAATGGTATTTGTCAAGCGTGAACCAATATTTTAAAGACAGACTTCGAGGTGACGATTGGATTAGCTTAAATGACGTATTAGAACGTTTAGGTATTCCGAGAACCATGGAAGGACAAAAGATCGGTTGGTTTGGCTCAGAAAATCCTGAAGATTTATTCACTTATCAATCTTATATAGGCGGATTTATAATTTCATTCAAAGATTTAGTAAATTTATTCTAAAAACGAGAGGGATTCTGTAGAAATGCAGAGTCTCTCTTTTATATTTTATCAAAAGGAGAAAAAGAAATGAAATTTATAGTATTATTTGTAGCTTTATATTTACTGATCGGACTGGTGATTTTTCTGAAATTTTGTGACAAGGAGCTTAGAGAACAAGTGAAAAATGACACCAATGTTGTCCAAATAATATTTTACATTTGTGCGTTCTTTGCCGTGCCAGTAATATACGCTCAGACACTTTTAAAACAGATCATCAATCTATTCAGAAATGGGGGGAGAAAGAAATGAGAATCTTATCTGTATTTGTGACTTTATACATATTATTCGGTTTGGGATTGGTTTTGAAGTTTTGTAATGAGGAATTTCTCAACCGTCTAAAAAAAGACAGCCTTGTTATCCAAGTATTGTTTTATATTTGTGCAACTATCATTGGTCCGTTTATCTATTTACGGACAATTTGCAGATGTATTAAAGAGACTTTCAGGAGGGGAAGAAAATGAGATCAATGACAAATCCGATTTCCAAACATCAGAGAATTATGAAAAGCAATCGGTCTCATGTTTACGGGTGGATGGTAAAGGATGTACCCGAAAAGGCCAGAGCGGCTTTTGAGCATATACCATATTGCTATTTAAATAAGAAGAAAGAAGGATCAAGGGATGGGGAGAGCAGAACGACGGAGACAGGAACGTTTCAAGCGGCTGGAAGATAAGCAGAACAATGTTACTCTGAACCGCCACGATTTAAACGAGATCAAAGAAAAGATTTCCGCCCAGGCAGCGAAGTATGACGTGGAGATTCTCATGACTTGTTTCGCTTTGGCTGAACACCGGCTGTATGGTTTTGGTCAGAAGAGGATTCTGCGGAGTCTCAATTATATTGATCAGCTGATGGGAGATATTTTGCAGGGAAATAAGACCATTGACGACTACTGTGAAGAGCTGGAACAGGAAGCTGGTGTGGTTGTGAAATTTTGAAAGGAGAATTGATATGAATGCGTATAGATATGATCGATGCGGAAAGTATTATGATGATACGACCGGTACGCAGATTCTGATAAAGAACGGAGCGATTGGATTGCCCGATGACGTGCTGGATTTATGTCCGGAATGTAAGAGAACTGTTGAACAGTGGCTTTTTATCACAGGCTATAATGAAAAAGCTCGACCGGGGAAGGTTGAAGAAAGAGCATCCAGTTGTTCCGACAGATGTGTTGAACAGCGAAGTGACTGCTTTTTATATGCAGGAAGCAAAGGACAAAGATGGAAAAGAGACTGGAAGATATGACATGTTTATAATGATAAGAGAGGTGGACGAAGAATGAGTAAATACGGAACAGCAATGTCGACGGAATACAGTGACCGTTTTGATGAATTACGGCAGAATCGGTGCGAGATGAGCTACTATAAATATGGTTCAGCAAAAGATAATTTTGCAAAAAGAAGGGTCGACGCCATAAAAAGTCACGATTTATGCATGAAAAAGTATCAGGAAACAGGTAACACTGAGTATCTGTGTGATGCTGCAAACTATTTGATGTTCGAATACATGTATCCCCAGCAGGAAGGCGCATATTTCCGTGCTACAGACAGCGGTGAGAGTGCTGGAATTTATGGCATGAGCACAAAAGAAATGGAAAAATGGAGGAATCAGGAAATATGATACGAATGTTAGGGATGCTGTTGGTGTTCTTCGCTATGTGTTTCGACTTTGCGGTTGCTTATCGCAGTGCATATAAAAAGCATATTTGTTTTACTATATATCATTGCAGTCTTGGAATTTGTATGATGATGTGGTTTGCCGTACTTTCTCTACGGTATGTCGTTTGACTTTGAAGGGTCTGGTTTTCAGGCCCTTTTCTTTTTGAAAATTTTAGAGGGCGCATGGAAAGTGCGCACAAATTTCAGGGTGTTTTATGAAAGAAAATGATTAGCTCAGTGGCAGAGCGAACATGAAAATGTTAGTCCTGGGTTCGATCCCCAGATCAGATTCTTTTATTTTTTTTGTGTGATTTCGAGGGTGGAGGTGATGAACAGATGAAGAAAGGAAGTAAGAAAAGCGGTTCGAAAGAGCGGCGGTTTCAAGTACGAATGACAGAAGAAGAATATCAGAAATTGATCGATTTGCACGAGGAAACTGGAAAAACGATGTCTGATATTTGTCGTGACAGCATTAAAAGAGAGTGGTATTTGGCGTTTTTCGAATGAATTATGTGAGTACAAAATGTTAATTGGAGCGGCATTATGTGTGTACAAAGTAAACATTTTGTGTGTACAAGATAAATGTCGATTTTGAGTGTTTTACATTATGTGTGTACAAAATGAGTATTATGTGTGTACAAAATGGGTCATTTTCGGCATTTTTTGGAAAAAATACCTTTTTAATTAGGTATGATGTTTTTTATTGAGTATAATAAAAATTATTGAGTATAGTAAAAAACAAGATAACTAATTAAAAACGCTTATTTTTTTCAGCATTATGTGAGTACAAAATGGGAGGTTTTAACTATGAAAATTAAAAAATCAGCAAAGTATGAAAATTACTTCAAAAACTATCTTTTATATTTTCCTTTTCAGGAAGAACATATTATTGAGTGGTGGCCTAGTGGTAATTATGAAATAACCATGCAATTTGATAATGGTGAATTATTTTTCTATAATAACCTTACAGGATATTCAGGGCCTGTTAAAAGATTCGATGAGGTTTCCGAAATCACACTGGGCGAATGGAAGATGCGCTTTGCCCAAAGATTTATGAGAGCGTTAGAGGAACACAATTTAACTCAGAGAATGCTTAGCGAACGTACAGGCATAACTGAATCTAATTTAAGTTTATATTCTAACGGGCGAGCAGTGCCTTCTGCCATGACCATTTCCAAATTAGCAAAAGCTATAGGGTGCTCAGCTGATGACCTGCTACCTTTATGAATCATATTTCAAAGAGTCTCTTTTACAGAGGCTCTTATTTTATGCGCGAAAAAAACATACCCTTTTATGGAGAAGGAGATAGAATATGTCCCATTTGGGAATGATCTATCTCTTTTTCGTTTAATTTTCATGTTTTCATCTTTCAGCAAAGGAGCCCATCGATATGAACGAAAACAAGTTTCAAGCCAATCTGATTCGTGAAATCCAAACTCGGTTTCCTGGATGTATTGTCATGAAGAATGATTCCTCCTACATTCAGGGAATACCGGACCTCCTTATTTTGTATAAAGATCGATGGGCTTCTCTTGAAGTAAAGAAAGATGAAAAGGCATCACATCGTCCGAATCAGGACTATTACGTTCGAAAGATGAATGAGATGTCATTTTCAAAATTTGTATATCCAGAAAATAGAAAGGAGATTATGTATGAACTGGAACAAACACTACTTAAAAAGTGAGCACGCGTTCCTTGGGGCAAGTTCATATCACTGGCTGAATTATGACAAGGATCAATTAGCTAGGGCGTGGCACGCAGCCAAAGCAAAAGAAAAAGGAACGGAGCTTCATGCTTTCGCAGCGCAGTGTATCAAGCTTGGGCAGAAGCTTCCTAGATCAACTAAAACATTGAATCAATATGTAAATGATGCCATTGGTTTCCATATGGTTCCGGAGCAGATCTTATATTATTCTGATTTTGCTTACGGAACAGCTGATTCTATATCCTCTTTAGATAGCATCATGAAAGATAAATTTGTCCGGATTCATGATTTAAAGACTGGCGTAACACCGGCGAAGATGGAACAGTTGAGGATCTATCTCGCATATCTTTGCCTGGAGTATCACATAGATCCTCTTGAAATTGATGCTGAGTTGAGACTCTATCAGAATAGTGCAGTTAAGATTGAGAATCCAGACCGTTATGAGATTGAACATATCATGGATAAAACCATAGAATTTAATCAAGAATTAACCAGACTCAAAGAGGAGGAATCCTAATGTATACAGATAAACCAAGTCCGATCATTATTGCAGCAATGCTTAATTATGATCTGGAACATTATGGAGTTAAGCGGCGTTCCGGTCGATATCCCTGGGGTTCTGGCGATAATCCTTATCAGCGTTCCGGCGATTTTCTGGCTCGTTATGAAAGTCTTAGTAAACAGGGTATGACCGAGAAGCAGATCGCTGAGAACATGGGCATTGATTCGGTCACTCATCTTCGTATTCAGAAACAGGTTGCAATTCATGAGCGGCGAGAACTGGAAGTGGATCGTATCAAATCTCTTCGCGAAGACGGACTTTCTCTCCGTGAGATTGCGGCTAAGATGGGTTACGAGAATGAATCCTCTGTCCGCTCGAAACTGAATGCTAAATCAGAGGTTCATATGAACCGGGCAAAGAATACTGCTGAGATTCTAAAGAAGGAACTGAAAGAAAAAGGTATGCTGGACGTTGGTGCTGGTGTTGAAAGAGAACTCGGTATCTCTCAGTCTAATCTGAGCGAAGCTTTATATCGCTTGCAATTGGAAGGATACAATGTGTATGGTGTTGGTATTCCGCAGGTGACTAATCCTGGGCAGCAGACTAACACCAAGATCCTTACCACTCCGGATGTTAGCTATGGGGATGTTTATAAGAACATGGGCGATGTTAAATCAGTCAAAGAGTACCACAGTGATGATGGTGGCACTACATACAGAAAACTTCAGTATCCCGCATCTTTAGATTCCAGTCGTGTTGGGATTCGCTATGGTGACGAAGGTGGATTAAGCAAAGATGGGGTAATGGAAATTCGTCGTGGTGTTCCTGATCTTGACCTTGGCAATTCTCATTATGCACAGGTTCGTATCTTGGTTGATGGCACCCATTACCTGAAGGGAATGGCCATGTATTCTGATGATCTTCCAGATGGCATTGATATTATGTTTGATACCAATAAGAAGTCTGGTACAGATAAGATGGATGTATTGAAACCTATCAAAACCGATGATCCTGATAACCCTTTCGGTGCTGCTATTAAAGCCAATGGGCAGAGTGCATACACAGGAAAAGATGGTAAACAGCATCTCTCACCAATCAATAAACTGAAAGAGGAAGGCGACTGGGATACAATGTCAAGAAACCTTTCCGCACAGTTTCTGAGTAAGCAGCCTATGCAGCTGATTAAACGTCAGCTCGATCTTACATACAAAGATTATGAAGACCAGTATTCTGACATTATGGCTCTGACCAATCCGACCATTAAGCGCAAACTTCTTATGGACTTTGCTAATGGTATGGATTCAGCAAGAGAGCATTTAAAAGCTGCTGCTCTTCCTCGACAGAGTACACAGGTTATTTTACCTTTGGATTGTATGAAAGACACCGAAATCTATGCACCTAACTATAAACATGGAGAACAGGTAGCATTGATTCGTTATCCGCATGGCGGTACTTTCGAGATCCCTATTCTTACCGTGAACAATAAGAATCCCAAAGCCAAAAGTATTTTGGGTAATGCAATTGATGCAGTAGGAATCAATTCGAAGGTTGCCGAACGTTTGTCAGGCGCTGATTTTGATGGTGACCAGGTTGTAGTTATCCCAACCCACTCTTCCAAATCAGTAAATGGCACAGCAGACACAGCAGGTTATAAATCTCTCGATAAAGTTAAAATCATATCGACCAGGCCTCTTGAAGGACTTATTGGTTTCGACCCGAAAGATCAGTACCCTTATAAAGATGGTATGAAGGTTATGACCAAGAAGGATAAACAGAAACAGATGGGTATGGTAAGTAATCTGATTACCGATATGACTTTGCGGATGGCTCCGGAAGATGATATCGCTGCGGCTGTTCGTCACAGTATGGTGGTTATTGACGCGGAGAAGCATAAGCTTAACTATAAGCAGTCAGAAAAAGATAATCATATAGATGAGCTTAAAAAAAAATATCAGGTCAGATATACGGAAGATGGACAAGTGAAAGAGGGAGGCGCTTCAACTCTTATTAGCAGAAAGAAACAGAACGTCCGTGTGCCTGAGAGAAAAGGATCACCTCAAATTGATAAAGAGACTGGAGAGGTAAGTTATAAAGAATCAGGGCGTACCTATGTCGACAAGAACGGAAAAACTGTTAGAGCAGAGACAGAGGTTTCCTTGATGAGCGTGACTAAGGATGCTCATACATTATCATCTGGGACCCCTCAGGAAGAAGCTTATGCCGACTATGCAAATAAACTGGGCGCTTTGGCTAACCGGGCTCGTAAAGAAGCAGTTAATATGCCAAGACTCGAATATAAACCCGAAGCCAGAAAGAAGTACGCAGAAGAGGTATCATCCCTCAACAGCAAACTTAATGTGGCGGCTAAGAATGCTCCTAGAGAACGCATGGCTCAGATTTATGCGGGTTCGAAGGTAAAGGCTATCAAAGAAGCAAACCCTGATATGGACAAAGGCGATCTCAAAAAGCTTCGTCAGCGTGCTATGAATGAGGCACGAAACAACGTCGGGGCAAAGGGTAAAGACACAAGAATTGATATCACCGACAAAGAATGGGAAGCTATTCAGGCTGGTGCTATTACAGACACAAACCTTACTCAGATACTTCGCTATGCTAATGATGATAAAGTTCGGGAGCTTGCAACACCTCGGACAACAAAAGAATTAAGTACAGCAAAACAGAATAAAATCAAAGCCATGATGCGTTCCGGTTACAGTAACAAAGAGATATCTGATGCTCTTGGTGTCAGCACATCAACAGTATTTAAGTATATAAAGGAGAAATAAAATGATTTGTTCTGCTATTACGACATTTGACAATCCTTATGATCCTTTTGATAACTTCAATTCGTGGTTGATGTTTGATATGGACAAAGGATACAATTCTTGTGGACTTTTGGATAGATTTGCAAAGACTTCCGATTCATTGTCTGAAGAAGAAAACAATATCATTATTGATAAAGCAATAGATGATATCATAATCCATGATCCACTAAATATTTATAAAAAAGTGAAGAAAGAAATTAAAGATGACTGATTACTTTGTTAGAAGCATTGCAATTGGTCTTTTTATTTCTGTATTTGTCTATATGAAACTGTTTGCTTTTGGTTCTGAGATCATATCAGTTCACTGAGCATATGACAGATCATATAGACACCCCGGGGGGTCTCTGATTCTAACCCTCCCCCCTTGCAT